GTGCCTCGTTGGAATAGAATAGTCATAGACGGCTGATCAAAATCGGGCGTGTATACATGAGTATAAGGATCGGCTGATCCTGTTGTCGATAAACTGCCCAATGCCGATTTTAACAGCATCCCGATCCCATCATAGAAAGCAGGCACTTCGATCGATCCTCCGGCCTGTCTGAATCCCTCAAAAGTGCCAGACAGCAAGCCAGATGCAGGCACTGACAAATGCGTGCGTCTTTCTCTTTCCTGTGTCAGTTGCAAAGTAGAAGAGATCAATTTGACGTCTTGAGTTGTGGATTTCTGAGCAGTCCCCCATGTGGATTCAAGCCCAATTCTTAAAAATGAGTTTTGTGCAAATAAAATAGCCATAATAATGCTCCTTAAGGTAATAAATCGATCACTCTGAGAATAGCACGATTCTCTAGCGATTGTCCTAGTGTAGTGATGACATTGATTGCAATGGCATAGTCTGATCCGCTAGATCCTGCCCTGTACGTCGCACGTATAAAGCCATTGCCTGCCCTTGTCTCTTGTGGTTGGAATCTCGTCGCGCTATCTGTGCCTGAATCATCATAACTGTGGATCGTGACGTATTCGAGGCCCTCTTGATCATTGCGCTCATTGTAGGGCGTTAATCGTTTTGCAAGTTGCGAAGTGATGATCCAGAATACATGCACCTCGTCAGATTCAGACTTGATAAACGATTGTACAGGCTGATCCAGTGCGCTCTGACTGTCTCTTGCACTTACTACCCTGCTATGTGGTGCAGATAGCAAAATATAGCCTGCTTTGGGGCTTGTAATCGTTACGCTTGTGCTGTGATCTGTCGCCTCGTCAGGTTCAAAGAAATACACATAGCAAATAGACAATGAATCGTCATGCTTGATCTGATATCCGTCAACTTGCAATGTCAAGACACGATTTGCATAATCTGCTCCGGCTTTTCTGGCAAAGTTCACGATCTCGCCTGTCGTGTCAGTCACAACAACGTCTTTGAAGTCCGATCGGATATTATCCCAAAAGTCATCCCAGTCAGGGGGGATATCGATCTCTATGTCGATTGTAGCAGATACGCCCGTGCCTCCAAATGTGTTAACTCCGACAATCTGCCTGCGTCTATAATCTGCATTGTACCACGTCATTCTATACTCCTGTCACACTTTGAAAAGGCACAGTCGCCTCAATATATCCGATCGCCACATTATCAAGCCCATAGCGATCGCCCTCGACTGCAGTAAAGTTGCAGATCACATTGTCAATCGTTCGGGTTGTGTCTGGATTAGCCAAGCCAAGCCAACGATCTGCAGTGATTGCTTTTATGACGTCGCTTGATAAGTTCGTTGCATTTTTCAGGCGATCAGACACTGACGATCCTCCGCAAAACACATAGATCTCAAATCGTGCCGTCATACGATAAGACGACAGATTTAAGCCCTGTTCTGTAGTGAAATCAATAAAGTTTATAGATGCATAGGGGATTTGGGGTGGTTCAAGTATCGAGCCAATGACAACGCTATTACGCATGTCAAGCCCACTGTAACCGCTAGAGAAATCCTGTGCAGTCTTGTCCTTAAGTGCATTTAATATCCTGTAAGTTGTTGAATCTGGCATTTAGTCCTCTTGTAACAAGACACGCAAAAGATCATTCAATTTAGGCCTGATCTCCTGTTGTTGTTGTTCGATGCTGCGGCCCATGAATAGACGAGGCTTAATATATCTCGTGCCAAACTCAATATATCTTGCGTATTCGAGTTCTGTGCCGCCAAATTGGCCCCCTGATTGCAATATCGCAGTAGGCTTGCCGTCCACAATAGCAAAACGGCCTGAAATGCTTTGTCTGAGCCGTCCAGTGCGATTGTTGAATCTGGAAAATGCGACTTGCTTAGATCTTCTTTCCATTTCCAGAGCAGAAATCTTCAATCGCTTTTCAAGTTGATTAAGTAGCCGCCTTTTAGCCCCTCGCATCTGAGGCGATAGATCTTCAAAATCCATTGCGGCCCCCTAGATGATTACTTGACTTGCTCGATATGGATACAAGATCTGTTTTACTTCGTCAGGGATCACATTTGGCGAATAGGTTGTTGTCGCATTTCTGACTGACTGGCTTTTCTTGCCTTGACTGCTTTTTGCTCTGTATAGATGCGAGGCATATACACAAACGGCATGAATCAAGTCTTTGTGGAATAGTGTAAATCCAAAAGTGCCGATCACACGATTGCCCCTGTATGACTTTGTAAATCCTACAGTGCTAGTGTCTGGCTTGATGATCAATAGGCCCTGTTGCTTGTCTATGTCGTATTCATCGGATTTAACTTCTGTATCTGACGTATAAGCACGATCGGGATCGGCATGTACAGAAGTAATCGTTACAACAGGCTTGATCGGTAATTGCAATACACTGATATTTTCATACCAGTAAGAATCTATATACAATGTGTAAGTAGAAACGGCCAAAGTAGGCGTATTGCTGCCATCAGGCGCAGGAAAGCCGAGCCAACGAGCGATCGTTGCCTCGACCCTATCCAATAAATTAGACAGTTCTGTATCTGCTCCTGATCCGCTGATCTCTGGCAAATATTCTTTCAGTATGTCAGTCGTAACAAGAGCCATGACGATACAGATCCTTTTTTAGTTAGTTAGTAAGATCGAGCCTGTCGAAGTTGCAAGCACACTGATGCGTTTGTAACTTTTCCAGATGAGGCCTTTGTAACTTTAACGATCAGCGTATCGCCTGCGTCAAATATGGCCTTATCTTGCTCGCCTTGAGCGATCATATCCTCAGCAGTTAAGGCAGTCAATGCGCCCTGTGCTGTGTTCAACGTACTCCAAGAAAACAAAGCAGTCGCTTGATCGTTGCCCAAGACTTCAAAAGTTGCGTAGTTAGTCGCATCTGCGGCAATACCTGCCACGTCAACGATTTTACAGGCAACAACTTCGACGCGCTCATGAAAGCAGATCGCTACGGTATCAGCAACGCCTGCAGCAGTCTCAAGGCGTACAAATTCAGGATAATAGTAAGACATAATTTTCTCCAATAGACAGGAGGCAGCAAGGCCGCCCCCTAGTCAGTTAATGATTATAGATTGAATCCAAAGGCGACATTTTTAACGGCTGCAGCATCCAAAGAATCGAAAGTCAATCGTTCAGTTGCTACCATGTTGTACGCTCCACTGGTGATATCTTGCTCTTGTTGAATCTGGATGCCGCGACGTGCAAAGATATTCCAAGATTCACGAGATACAACAAGCATTCCAGTTGTAGATCCTGATCCTGTATATTTACCAGTTGCAGCCAGATCGTCAGACATGAAACGAGACATAACAACAGGCATGCCAAAGATTGATCCCAATTGTCCAGTCAAGATCGTTGCTTGTGGGCCAAATTTATCAAGTGTAATCAACTGATCCAATCCCATCAAGTTTTGATACAAGGCTTCAGGAGATACGATCAATACTTTGTCAGATGCGGCATATTCGCCTAATTTGCTGATCAATTCAAGCATCAAAGAAGAATCAAGGCCTGAAACGTCCAAAGTACAATCAGTTTTGTCAAAAGCAGCGGCACGCAATCCAGTGAACAAACGACGATGATCATTAGATCCGCCCAATGATGCAGATCCCCAACGTCCTCGAATATCCCAGTTTGCGATATCGTCTTGATGCGTTGCAGTAGCGTCGCCATTGATGATCGCATCTTCAAGAGCATCACGCATATCTTTTGCGATCATGCGTTGCATAGCAGGCAACAACAAAACTGCAGAATCTTCGATCAACTCTTCGTCAAGGATATAACGAGTTGCAAGGCCTTTTGCTGTGATCTGTGCTTGGCCCATTGATACAGTGCTAACAGGATACAAAGCAGGATTGTCGCTTGTTACAGTTCCTTTGATATAAGGACGGCCGCCACGATCGATGCGAGGGGCAAGCATTGTATTGCTAGTCATTTGTACTTCATTGAACAAAGAGCGCACAACGGTAGGAACTTGATATTCCATGTGCAACTGAGCCAAGAATTGATCAGGGATCAACTCAGCACCTACGCCCGATCCGTCGTAGTTTGCTTTTGAGATC